ACAAAGGTGTAACGAAAAATAGACCGCAACACGACTGGACATCGCACAGTGCAGACGCATTTAGATATCTTTGCACTGGATTACAGGAAACGAAAGACTGGTCAACACAGATTAAATACCCAAAATTAGGAATAGTATAAATGAAATTAACAAAAGAAAGATTGAAAGCGCTTATAGGACAGGAGATCACAAACTCTCTTGGATTTTATGGTGGAGAACTTTCTAGCCAACGTAAAAATGCCCTTAAATTTTACTTAGGAGAGCCTTTAGGCAACGAAGTAGAAGGACAAAGCCAAGTAAGGTCACAAGATGTACTCGAAGTAGTAGAAAGCATACTACCAAGTATGATGAGAGTTTTTACACAGGGCGAAAGTATCGTCAGATTTGAACCTCAAGGTGCAGAAGATGTAGAATATGCAGATCAAGCTAGTGATTATATCAATCATGTCTTTATGAAAGACAATAATGGCTACTCAATCTTGCATACAATGTTTAAAGATGCACTGATTAGTAAAAATGGTTTTGTAAAATACTATTGGAAAAAGACAAAAGAGCAAAAACAAGAGTCATACGAAAATTTAACTGGTGCAGAATACCAAGCACTAATAGCTGATCCTGAAGTAGAGATAGTTGAAGTTGAAGATACAGCAACAGAACTAGATTATGACAATATAGATCAGATGGAAGATACTTTTAACGTCACTGTTAAAAGAGTTAAAGATCATGGAAAAATCTGCGTAGAAAACGTAGCGCCTGAGTCTATGCTAATTAGTAAAACAGCAACCAGTATAGAAGATTCTAACTTTATTGGGCAACGAGTTTTTAAAACAAGATCTGAACTTGTTGATATGGGATTTGACAAGAAGAAGATTATGGAACTTAGTCCTGCTGATGAGGATATTTACAACACAGAAGCAGTAATAAGAAGATCCTACGATGATGAGACGACACCACAAGATTATCAAAACATAGATCCTATGTTAACGATTGTAGGAGTCACTGATTGCTACATGAAATGTGATTATGATAACGATGGTATATCAGAATTAAGACACATTGTTGTTGGTGGTACAGGTGTAAACACATATCATATTCTTGAGAATGAACCGATAGAGGAGATTCCGTTTGCAATGGTAACAGCAATACCAATGCCTCATAGATTTTTTGGTTTATCTATTTATGATTTAATTGGTGACGTACAAGAAATTAAAACAACACTTCTTAGACAGACATTAAACAATGCGTATTTACAAAACAACGCAAGAACTGTGGTTGTTGATGGTCAAGCAAACATAGACGATATTTTAAACTCAAGAGCAGGTGGTATTGTTCGTGTAAAGAACCCTAATGCAGTAACACCTCTACAAGCACCTAACTTTATGCAAGAAGGTTTAGCAATGTTAGGTAAGGTTGATGAGATTAGAGAAGCTAGATCAGGTGTATCAAAAGTACAAATGGGATTAGACTCTGATGTTATTAACAAATCACACACTACAGCAACTAGTGCTAATGTGATGATGAACGCATCAACACAAAGAATAGAGTTATATGCTCGTAACTTTAGTGAAGGTATCAAAAGAATGTTTCAAGGTATCTTAACTCAAGTTTGTAAGTACCAAGATCAAGAACGTATTATCCAGTTAAGAGGTAAGTTTGTACCAATGAACCCTCGTGAGTGGGTAAACAGATACAATGCAACAGTACAAATTGGTTTAGGTAGCGGATCTATGGATCAAAAACTAGAAGTATTGAGCAGAGTTTTAGCAGTTCAAGAAAAATTAATTGGTGCTGGTGGTATGGGTATTGTTGATCCTCAAAAGATTTATAACACCTTAGAGAAGTATTTAGAAAACGCAGGGTACAAAGACGCAAGTTTATTCTTTAACAATCCTGCTAACAGACCACCACAACAACAAAGACCGCAAAAGCCTGATCCTGCAATGCAATTAGCACAGGCAGATCTACAAAGACAGCAAATGAAAGATCAAGCAGAGATACAACTAAAACAAAAGAAACTACAATTAGACGAACAGAAATTAGCTTCTCAACTTTTAAAAGATGACGATGCTTCAGAAATACAAAAAGAAAAATTAGCAACACAAATATTACAACAAGGAATAAAAAGATAATGGCAACCCCTAATATGCCTTCTTCGGCACAAGATATTATTAATAAATTTTTAACTGGTGGATTCCAAACAACAGACTCTACAAATCCATATATTGTTCCTGTAGATCCGTATGTTCCACCTGCTGATGATCCTGAAGATACTATTCCTGATTGTGGTAAATTATTTCCTAATGAAAACAGAGTGTATGATCCTATTCAAAAAGCTTGTGTCTTAGTAGAAGAAGAAGCGGTAGGTGATGATGGTGGTGACAAAGGTACTGAAAAAGATCCTAACGAAGTATTGTTAAGAAAAATGCGCAATGATCCTAATACAGGATTTGGTGCATCAAATATTTTAGATGATTATATAACTGAAGGATTAGGACAAGGTAAATTTTTAAAATTTGATCCTAACATAGGTAGGTTAGGTGCTGGTGTTCCTAATCCATTTTTAAATTTTGGTGGTGGTTTGCTAGATGCAATTTTTATGCAACCACAACGTAGAGAAAATCAATACAACAAAGCATTAGAGTTTATGGAAGATATGAACTATGGTCAATCTGTAGGTAATGATTTATTCCAAGTGTTTACACCTTCAGAGTATTATAGAAGAGTGTCAGGTAATGTGTTAAGTCCTAAAGTGCCAATAACCCCTGAAGGTCAAAACTTAACTGTAGGACAAGCTGTTGAAGCGGCTGTAAACAATGATTATTCAGATGTCTCAAGTGGAGGCTCTCCAATAGCAGAAGATCTATCAGGTGGTTTGTTATACACCTCTCCTATGACTTCAGTAGATTCTAGTGGCAATAGGTCAAGAAACAATGATGCTTACAAAGCGGCAGTAGCTAGAAACATAGAACGAAATAAAAAGAACTTTGGTTATAGTGGTTTTTCTATGGACGTAGGTGGAACTGGTAAAGCAGGATTTTATCGTGGAAGATAAAGAAATAAAAAAAATAGACCAAGCAAAAAGAATACTGGAAGATCCAGTTTTTATAGAAGCAGTACAAAAGATTCGATCCGACCTTCACAATGAATGGTTAAATAGCGATCCAAAAAATTCAGAACAGAGAGAAAACATCTTTATTATGAGAAGAATGTTAGAACTCGTTGTGATGCAACTACAGTCTGTTATGGAAACAGGCAAAATCATAAAAAAATAGGAGTAATTAATGGCAGAACAACCAGCAATGGACTCTGCAACAGAAACTCAAACTGAATCTGTTGCACCAAAGCCCAATCCTCGTAGTGTGAACGAGACCGCAGAACACTTGAACAACTTATTAAATTCACAAGCCTCTAAGACTCAAGAAACTGCAAGTGAAGAATCGACAAAAGAAGTAAGCACCCCAGACATGGACATTGACGAAACTTTTGAAGATGATGAACTAATAGATCAAGTTGAAGAAGAAGCGCCTTCTGAAAGTAATGAGGAACTTTATACAATTACTGTTAATGGACAGGAAGTGGAAGTCACCCTTGATGAACTTAGAAAAGGTTATTCACGACAACAAGATTATACTCAGAAAACCGAAAAGCTATCGCAAGATAGACGTACAGTAGAACAATTAAAAAATGATCTAACGAGGCAATCTGAGGAGGCAAAAATCAAACGAGACCAATACGAAAAACAATTACAAGTATTGTCTGAACAAATAAAAGCTAGTGAAAATAAAGTTGACTTAGATAAACTCTATGAAGAAGATCCTGCTGAATATGTTAAACAAAAAGCAGAGCAGGATAGACGCAAAGAGGCATTAGAGTTGGCTCAAAAAGAACAAGAAAAACTCCAAGCTGAAAGACAAGAAGAGTATAACAAAACTTATGCTACTTACTTAGAACAGCAAAGAGAACTTCTTTCAAAGAAACTACCTATTTATGCTGATAAAGAAAAAGGTGCAGAGTTTGTAAAAAATTTAACGAACTTTGCAAAAGATTCTTTAGGCTATTCTGATCAAGAAATAGCACAGCTTGTAGATCACAGAGCGGTTCTTATGTTAGCCAATGCTTATCGTTACGATAAGTTAAAGAAAGCTAATCTAAATAAAAAAAAAGTAACCAAAGTATCTAAGGTAGTCAGTTCTTCTAGCCCTAAAGTTCAAGACGATAGTGATGTTGTTAAACGTATGCAGTCTAAAAAAGCAACTCTAAAAAAAACAGGGAAAGTAAATGATGCTGTTTCTG